AGCGGAATAGGGCGCCATAGCAAGACCAGCCAACCCACCAACGGCGGCGCCGATACCCGCTATAGCCTGTGACCGTGCCTGCTGCCCCGCCGCCCAAGTTTGACCTTGCGACGCAAGATTCTGACCCCAATTATTGAGGAACCCAGACTGCAACCCGGTCCACTGCATGCCGGTGCCCATCGTGTTCGCGCCCGAGGCCGTCGTCTGAAGGTTCGCCTGCACCGCGCCACCGCCTGCCTGCTGAGCGGTATTGTACGCCTGAGCGATGCTGCCTGGATACCCGCGGCCAATGTTGATGACCTCGCCGCGGAGCGCGCGACTCACGTTCTCCACCTGAGTCCGTGCGGAGTTGGCCGCGCCGGCACTCATGGCTGCTTGAGAGACACGCGCCGAACGGTCAAGCGCCCCTGCTCTAGCCAGGGACGGATCAACACCATAACTCTCTAGGGTAGCAAGCGCCCCGCGCCGCTGCGCGTCAAACGCCTGAGCCACGTCAGCCTGCGCCTTGCCGGCTTCAAGCGCCATACGCTCAGGCGAGGCGTAATCGCGCGCCTCTTGCACAAGCATATCCTCGACAGGCTGAAATACCTCTTGGTAGCGCTCGCGCTCCCGCTGACCGGCTTCCGATTCGCGAACCATATTCGGCAGCATCACGTCTAGGAACTGCTGCGTCACTTCGCGATCTTGAGCGTACTGCTCACGCGCCCAAGCAAGCTGCTCGCGCGCAACGGTCGCGGAGATTTCCGCCGCTTCTTTGTTCGCTGCTGCTACCGGCGTATAATCGGGAGCCGCGACTTTCTGACCTTTACCGCCGCCCATATCAGCCCCCTTTCAGTTTCCGTGGCTTAATCTTCAACCACCTACACTTGTGCCGTTCCATACATAGCACAACTCCGGCGCCGGAAACAAACATCCCCGGTAGCACGGCCTGGACCTCGAAGCCGAGCTTCAGGTCGAAGTTTAGCGCTGGTTCGTTGACACTTTCAACAAGCCCATACAAACGGCTGCACCCTAGTTGCTCAAATGGGTAATGGAACGTACACCAGAGCATATCCGGCGTGATCCATTTTTCATTACGCGCCCCAACGTGAATCCAGATTGACGCTCCGGTATAAGAACAAAAGATGACCCCGCCGTGTACGCGGGCTGGACTCCCAATGGGCTGCGAGTCGTCAACAACCCCTATGGTGGTATGCACACCGGGGTTATACTCGCACTTCGCCGCCGCAGCGACGAACTCCCCAACCTGAACGTCATTCAGCACGACGGTCTTCATACATTACCCCCGTCGGCGTATTTCCAAACCCACCCGTCGCTCACAACGATGTGCCGCCCGCCCTGCCCGTCCACTACGTAAGCTATGCACGTTCGCCAGTCTCGGGCAAGTGGTAGCTCTTGCACGGTAAACTCTGGAAGCCGCACGGGCTTCACTTCTTGGTCTTTGCGCAGCACCGCAGCAAGCATGCCGTTGCCGCGCGTGCCCACGAGAAGCTCAACCGCCTGCTTGAGCGCGTCAACTGTGCGGTACAGAGACCCAACGGACTCAGCGACCGTTGGGATTGAGGGGAAACGGTCAGACAAGAATCAACTCCTTAGCCGTCTCAGCGATTTGGAGGTTGTACACCGGCACGCGGGTTTGAATCCGTATCTGCCAGCGCTCCGACTTATACCCACTTGGAAGTCGGTATATTATGGAGTCTTCAACGTACCCTGTCCACAGCGCCTCCCCGTCAACAAGAACGGTGACTTCACATTCCACGTCAACCGGCAGGGAGATTTCGGGTAGGTCGGTCGCGACACCATACCAGTAAGGCCAAGTGGCGACCGACGCGGTATTCCCAGGCGGATACGCCCCGTCTGCCGGCGCTCCGTTTATCGTCAGGCCATGTACTAGGTTGTACCCGACAATACTGACGAGTTCGGGCCACGGGCCACCTGTCGGTATGTTGGAATCAATGACGGCCACGTTTGAGGGTACGCTCTCTGTGGGTATGGCATATTTCGTGTCGAACGAAACAGACATCGCCCCGAGATTGATCGGGCGCGGGAACTGGAACTCTTTGCTTATCCACTGCGACACAGAGTACGGAGTATAGACGGAATCCCATATATACACATCGTTGCCCATCATCATGTGCGCTTCGCTCGTGTACGGGTCAGTCCACATACTGGTGATGGTCGGGAAGTTGATCAAGTTGGATACAAACGGCTGCTCGCCATTCGCCCCAAACACGAACCCATTCCCACTTGGACCAATCGCAATGTATTGGGAATCATACACAACCGCGTCTTCTATAATCGGCGCATAGTCTTTGGACCAAGTTTCGCGGCTGACGATAGAGCGCGTTACAGGTAAGATACCCTGCGGCGAGACAAGCACAAGCCCGTTCGGGCTCGCGTAGTAGACCCCTTCAGGCGTCGAGGCGACCGAGTGTGCCGATATGCACGGCTCTACCTGCGTGAGCTTGGCAATCGTCATGGCAGACGGGGAGACGCCAGTGATGAGAACCGGCGAGACTGCTGTGAGAACGACCAGCGTTTGCCCGACGACGCCGCAATCAATCACCGGGTAATCAACGGAAAGCGTGTATTCGACAGGCCACGCCCAAGGGCGGTATGCCTCCGAGAAATAGATGTTCTTTCCCTTCCAGCCGGCGAAAAACCCATTCGGCATAATAGCAATGCCTTCCAGGGTTTCCGGCTCCGTCCAGAGGGTAGACTCAAGTGTCGTGCCGACCAAGGCAACCGCCGCATCAGATAGAGAATCCACATATGAAGTGGTGTTGATGGCGAACTCAGTAACCCTAAAATACTGCGTGCCGGTGGCCCCCGAGATCGTCCTATAAAGACGGATTCGGTTGAGGCCGCGAGTCGCAGCGTTCGCAGGGTTGACGAAGCCCGAGACCGTCCATGTGCCGTTAAGGTGGCCGGTTATGGTTCTCGGCTCTGAAGGCGCGCCTTCCTCGTCGAAGATGTTGACGTAGGTGTAAAGGTATCCGCGGGTGACGTGGATGTTGGACCCACCAGTTACGACGACTGTTGGTGCCGCCGTTGGGTACGGCACACCAAGTTGAATGGCCGGCTGCGCGGCTTTGATGCGCGCAAAACTGTTCTGCATCGGGGCGCTGGCGACACCAGGGCCGTTATTATCCACCCATACGTACCTATCATATAGGTCATTGGTCAGGGGGTTCGGGTAAAAATCCGCGTGCTTTGAGTTGAACGGAATCCATACGGGAAGCGATGGGTCGGCGGGGTCTGGTACCCGCACCGCCCATCCATACGCCGGAGACGCCGGATATTCTTTGATCTTGAAGGGCTGGCGCAGGCTGCGCAGTTCGCCGTTACGGAGGACGACGTTATAGGCGTACTCCGCCATGTTCTGCGGCAACAGGCGCCGCGACACAAGCGGCGCCATACCAGCGAACGTGTCTATGCGAAGTGCGACCATACAACACCCCCGAAAGCATCTTCAGAAGGTGAGCGCCAGCCCCACCCCGATCATCGCCCCAAAGAACAAGTCACCCCACTCTGTACCACCGAGTCTACCAAAGACTCCACCCCTATCGGAGAGTCGGTATCCCACTTCATACACGAGCGCGCACGCCGCGCCAACCAAGACCAGCGGGATAGGGGACGCATCAAGGGCGAAAGCAATCACCGCTGCCGGCGCAGTCCATACAACACCCCGCAAAGTATGGCGGGCAAACTGCGCACTCACGGAACCGTCAGAAGGGTTGCGCCCAAGAGACAGCGACTTCCACCACCCCGGTCTACCCCCAAGCCACAACGCAAGCACAAGCGCCAGCACGCCCCACCACGGCATCGTGAGGGCGAACAAGAGCGCAAGCCCTACCGCGTATACCGCGTCTGCCGTCGTCTTTCCGCGACCAGTGACGCGAGCGAATAGCGCAGAGCCGCGAAGGCGAAATAGCACCGCGCCAATGGCGGCGAAGATGATTACTTCCATTAACATCTCCATGCTCTCAGGGATTTATTGATGCGCGAGTTTGGGTCGTTCGCCGTTTTCTCGGATGTCAGCTTCGCCTTCATCCCTTTCATCCTGGCGCAGAAGGAATCACGGCGGGGACCGCCTTCAGGTTGCGGGGCCTTGAGTCCTGGCTTCCCAGGGTTCGCACGGTTGTAGGACGCCCGGCCTTTGGCGTTAAGCCCACCAGCCGGATTCTTCCCTTCTTTGCGAGTCCAGGCTGGTGTCTTCGCCATCACTTACACCCGAGGCACTTTCCGGCCTTCTTGCACTTGGCCGGTGTCGGGCACCCTTTGCAGGGTTTCATCGGTTTCTTCGCCATCACTTTTTCCCCTTTGCCGCAAGCGCCTGAAAGCGCTTCTTGCCATATTTCTGCCGACCAATCGAAGCGGCAAGCGCTTTGGGGTCTTCAACCCCTTCACGCGAGAGTTTTGCGGTCAATTTCTTGAACCGCTCACCTGAGCCAAGAGGGGGCTTCGCCATCACGGATTCTCCGTGGGTTCGGAGTCAGTGGATGACTGTTCCGCTTGCTGGTTGACCTCAATCATAACGTCCCAATCGCACTCATAGTCGTCTGCGTACTTCTGAAGTTTGGAGGCGGCTTCCTCTGCGGTTCCTTCAGCAATAACCGACTGCTCGAAGCGATTACGTCCAAAACGCACTGCGATTTTATAGTACGGTGCGTTGTTCTCAATGATTTCATACGTCGCCATTATACGGTCCTCGACAGTTTGACTTTGACTTGGCCGGCAGCGACCGCCGTGGTGTCGGTATCGGCGGCACCGGTAACTCCGCCAGTAATAGCGATACCGAGCCCAAGAGGGAAGCGGTAGTTGTTGAATCCTGGGGAGATTTCCGCAACACCGGGGACACCCCCCACAGCGGCGGGGACAGGGATGATCATTTCCGGCACGTCTGTTCCAGGCACAGGCGGCGTTGCTTTATTGAACAGCTTTACAAACGCAGCCGCCGCGCCAATGTTTGAGGCCCATAAAGCGCTCAGGCCAGATGTTCCGGTCAGCACCAGCGCCGCGTTGGTGCCAGCCGCCGAATTGACGAAATACGGTGTAGCGGGAGCCGCGGGCGTACCCGCGTTTGTCAGTGTACCAAGCGAACCAAGCGCACCGCCAGAAATCCACGCTGGAAACGACTTCGCCCCATCGCTGCTGCCTGGATTTCTTGGAGATACATCAACGCGAGTAGCATCCATCACGTTGATATTATGGATACGCCAATCTGTCGTGGAGGCGGGGGCGGCGACGTTCTCTACAATGATCACCAGCTTGTATCGCTTGGTTGGGTCGAGCATCACTCTGTCGAATGCAAACTGACCGCCAGTATTCGTCAGTAGGTTTTGGCCCCAGGCGCGCGACAAGATTTTTTCGCGTTCCAGCATAAATCCGAAGGTTGTCGCTGGTATAAAATTCGGAGACGTGCCAGTGGCGGTGGTTGAGAAAGCAGTGCCAAACGCATTAGCAAGCGTATCAAGCGCGGAACCAACGGCGCGGGCACGTAGGCTTGCCGTGGTGGCTACAGTACCGTCGTGCTTATGATAGACGGCATTCCTGGCGTTCAACGCCTCTGGTTCAGCGACTAGCGAGTTACTCGTAACAATCGCACCCGTCACCGGGTCAACTTCAACAAACCCGATGATGAGGTGGTTATTCGCGATTCGCTGGTTCGCGCTTATCTGATACCGCAAATCAAGCGGCATCATGAAAGATGCGCGAGATAAAAGGATTGTCTTGCTCGCTGCGCTTACACCACTCGCAATGTTGATATACGGAACCGCGCCTGCAACAGCCCCGCCTAGAGGGCCGGTAATAGTCATCCCAGGTCCAGTTTGAACCAATTCCCAATGCCCGGTGAGTGATGTATCGAATGGGTTGAACCCGTCGAAAAATCGGTCTCTCGCGGTACCGACAAGGAGCTTTTCTCCTAGCGGATCATACCCGAGCGGTTGGTGCAGTGGAACGTGTTCCCCCGCGATCAGGGAAGAAGCAACCGGCTGGTTGACACCAAATGCGTCTTTAACGATCAACGTCATATTACAGCACCCCACTCGTCAGAAGGTGGCCAGATTGCGCCGGGCGGTCGAACAGCCACCTGCCGACAAAATCAGGAGAGAAACCGCCGTAAACTCCAAAATAGGAGCCGATCAACGGAAGATACCGGCGAGACATCAGAACCTCCTAAAGATAGTATGGATGATTCGCTCTGCGGCTTGGTTGACACGGAGCGCCTCGACTCCTGAAACAAGTCGAATCCATCGCGTGCCGGCAGGGACGAGAATCCCCGCAGGGACGGTCAGCACACGGGCCGCACCCGCAGCCAACACAAGCTCCGCGGAATCAGTATACACCGAGTTCCAGTCGCCTTCTGCGGTTGGTTGGCCACCGAGGCGAGAAGCCTGCATGGTAAGGGCGGCGGTTGTCCACGCTGCCGGCAACCAAAGAGAAATCGTGTGGTATTCCATGAAAGGAATCGCTTGAGAAACCGCGGCGCCACCTGGGATGATGGCTTCGCCGGTGTACACATCGGTAGGCATTAAGCCCTCCACCAGTATGTCGTCTCAGCGGTTATACCGCCAAAATCGAACAGGTTGCAATGGTTTAGTCCACAAGTTCAAAATGCGGGCCGTCAATGAAGGGTCGCCTGCCCGCCGCCCGGCGCGCATCAACGTAGAAATTGTACGCCTGCTCCATTGTCCCCGTCCATTTGGTGATGTCTGGAACATTCCAAGCGGCGCCCCACCGAAGGGCCACCCCGCGCTCGCGCGCCGCCATACGCATCGCTTCTGCAATCTCGTCGTAAAACGCGATTTCCCAGGACGCTCGATCACCAATGTACGCCATGAGGTCCACCGCGCTGCCGTCAAGGTGCTTACTCTGCATGGTTTGACTAGCGCCATCCTCAAAGAGCTTCTTCTGACGCTCAAGGGTACGAACGCCCTCAATGACCGCGAAATCAACCGCGCTCAACGCAAGCGCGTGATGGGTGATCTCTGCGAGGATAGGCTTCACACCGACGAGATTGCCGATGCTTCGCTCTGAAAACTTCCACATGGTTACTTCTTGAGCCTCTCAATGATGTCGTTTTTGGCCGCGGAGCCGGAGCTTGAACCATAGTAGTACGTTCTGACCATAACCCACGCGGTAGCCAGGGAGCCTAGAAGCAAGACAAGAGCTTCCCCGCCTTTTTCCGGCAGGCCATATTGGAGGATGTACGCAAGCACAACAAAAAACCCGATGGAATCAATATACGCCAGGATTCTCGGAGTCGTATCCTTGGTCTTGATCTCGCGGTTGCGGGCGCTATCACGATCACTGGCGGCAATCTGCTCAAGATCAATCTTGAGTTCCTCCATACTGACCGCGAACGCCTGATCTGCCTGCTTCATCTTCAGCAGCAATTCAGGGTCAGCCGTGCGGATAGCTTCAGCTACCTCGTCTTGAGTGGCGTCGGGCCTACCAAAGATGGCGTTGGAGAGTGCTTGTACCGCGGTGCCGGCCAGAGGCCCACCAAGCGCCGTGGCGATCCCAGGCGCGACCGTGCGTACAACGTCAATGACTTTATCCAGCATCAGTGGTCATCCTTCAGGCGGGCAGCGTTCATGATGATCTGGTCCATCTTCCGGTCCAATTTATCCAGACGTTCCAAAACCCGACCAACATCGGCGTGAAGATCGGTCTTTGTCGCGTAGTGTTTCGCCAGTTCTTCGCGGGTTTTGAACATGCACGTTTCCAACTCTCGCAGCCGCTCAAGGCTCCCACGTAGAAAGTACGCGAGGGGGCCAATGAGAAGCGTCAGCGCGGCTATCCAGACTGTGCTTGCGTCTATGTGCATGATTCTCTCCTGATTCTCATCACAGGCACGAGTCTTACGCCACGGGGTTCGTAATGTTGGAATCCGCGTGAGCCGACCCATTCGCATCAGTCGCGCGAACGCGGCAGAAGATGCGAAAGCCCTGGTCAGCGGCTACTAGAACATACGTCAAGTTGACGGCCCCGGCGATTGGGGTGTTTCCGCGGAACCACTGACGAGTATAGGTAGGCGTCGCAACGCCAGTCCACGTCCCATTTGTCGTGGTGAGCGTTTGGCCGACGGTGGACGTACCGGTTACGGCGGGGGCGACAGTGTTCGCCGGAGGCGGCTTAGCGCCGATGCGGATTGCTTCGGTGCGCTGCGCTAGGTTTGTGCGCCGGGAGAGTTCGCCACGCTGATAAGCAGTAACGCCAGAGTTATCCACCCCGTTGCGGAACCGTAGAGCGCGCTGAGAACGAGAAGGCATGTTCGTGGTCCTTTCTGTTACGACCAAGGAAGCGGCTTGGTGACGACTTGTGGAGTAGCGAGGTCGTCGAGTTCTTTAGACACGGACTCCGTGAGTCTGGCAACCTGCTCGGCGCCGAGAGTGGCTTGCACCCACCCAATCACCTGCTCGCTCGTCAGTTGGTTATACGGGGTGAACGGCGCACTGCCGTCGGGTTTGAACGACACGCTGCCATAAGCCGAAGCGTAGTGCCCATCGCATGTCCCCGCAAGACGCCAATGCGCAGTGACGACGAAATCTTGCTTGCCATCCAAGTTTGGACTGCACTCAAGGCTTTCGATCTTCCATTGCATGCTCTTAGGCATCGGGGTTCTCCTGCGGCGCCAACTGCGCTTCAGCCTGGGTTTTGATCTTCGCCACAAGCTCATACACAGAGGCGTAGGGCATCTGCCCAAGCGCCTGCATGATGGTATTGATCTCGTTGACGGTGAGTTCGAGTTTGAGGTTCATGGTTTTCTCCTTTAGCGGAAGACGGATATATCTATCTGAGGATAGTCAAACGGTCCTGTGTCTGTGTTGTTGTCAGATATACCGACCTCAAAACTTGTTGTTAATCTAGTATCGCCCCAGACCATAGGTACAACAGCGTTCATGGCTACGTTGTCTGCACTTGCTGAGGGGTTCACGACGTAAGTTCTGGTCGGCATTGCGGTTGAAAACGTGAGTCTATACCGCCCTGTTGACACTTTCTCGATACGCGCAATGTTCCCACCATGTCGGAGCCAAGTCAACCGCGTGACGTTACCTGAAGTCGCTCCCGAGGCGGTGTCGGTTACTGTGAACGTGTTTGCATTAACAACCGTAACGATATAACTCCCATCGGTGCCGGCGCCAGTAGTGAAGTCAAGCTCCACACGCTGCCCGGTTGTCATCCCGTGGGCGGTCATTGTCACTGTGATTGTCGTATCAGTGCGCGAGTACGTACCGGCGAGTGGTACACCACTGAAGTTGGCTACGGCGCGGCACATGAACTCGGGGAGCCAGTCGGTGACTCCTTGAGATTTTGAGAGTCTGGACCCGTCACTTCCTAGGTAAAACCTAGGCGTTGTCCCAGGCCCGAACTGAAGGTAATCAGTGCCAGCTTGAATAAACGCGCAAGCATCTGACTGGTCATTTTTTGAAAACTCAAGAGTCGAGATATTGTCAGTCGGTCTCCCGACAAGACGCAGTGCGGCAGAGGTGCCGTTCGCCGCGATTGTTACAGGATACCCAGGGTTCGTGAGCCCGAAACCCCAATTTCCCGTGCCGGATATACGGGCCTTTTCCATGCCGAAAGTTGTGAAAATAAGCGTAGAACCGCCCAAAATAAGCGGTTCGTAAGTGGACCCATTTGGAGAAGTGGACTCAATATAACTGCCCGCGCCCGGTGCTGATACAAACCGGGTGGCATATGAAGGTCCGGCAATTCGAACGATAGACGACCCATCACCACCAAGTACATGCAATTTGGTGGCGGGTGCACTTGTACCTATGCCGACGTTTCCCGCTATCGGACATAAAAGTGTGTTTCCGGTTAGATAGTACACAGAAAATAAATTTGTATAATCGTTACGCCGAACGTCCCACGATCCGGCGTCAACTAAAGTCCTGAATGTAGTGCTGGTGTCTGTTTCATACCAAACGACTTCAGGTACTGCGCTTCTTAGCGCAATAGCGCCATTAGCGACTTCCAACTTCGCAGTAGGCGCGCTTGTGCCGATGCCGACGTTACCGCTTGCGTCAATACGCATGCGTTCTGCGGCTGAACCATAAACCAAAGCTAGTGCATCGGTTGAGGCCGGAATCATCCACGAATAGTTAGACACACCAGATTGCCCCAACAGGAGTCGGCTCGCCGTCCCATTCGGTGTGATCAACTCCAACCGCGCCGTAATCCCTAATGTTCCAGGCGCAGTGCCGATCCCAACATTTCCAGAAACATTCACATTCCCAGAAGCATCCATCTGAACAAACCTGTTCAGGACGATATTCGGAATCCGAATATCAATGGATGAGCCAGGATTCCACAACTGCGAAAGAGTCCCGTCACGCCCGCGAACGACCGTCAGAACATCGCCAGAGCGATTCGTGACCTCTACGATTTCGTAGTTCGTACCGGATTGAATCGTCGCGAAGAACGAATCACCACCGGAAGGTGCGGGGAAACGCGAGCCAGTTCCAGCCGCGACCACAACCGTCGTATCCGACAAGAGAACCTGATTGGCAATCGTCGTTGCGGCGTTGTTCTTGAAAACGATTGGCATATCTTGTCCTCACGCGAAGGGGGCGAACTGGACAAAAAGCGCGTTCCTTCCGCGCCCCCCGCCGACAATCCGCCGCACGTTGGAGATTTCACGCTCGTAAGCCACCTGATGCACCGGGGCAAGCCGGGTGTTCGTGTACGGCTTGTCAGGAATCATATACATGCGCGCCAGCACGCCATCGAGAACGGCTTGGTGGTACGGTCTGATGACTGCTGGAATCGGATTCTCATTCGCTGGTAGAATCGTAGCCGCCAGCTTTACCGATAGGTTGTCTGTGATGCTCGCATCGGGCGCCGGGTAAACCTCTAGTGTCCGGTCGTTTCCCAACCTAACAGAAGACGGCGTACTATCTTCTGCTGTGACGATTGGGAAATCGGACAATAGAAGCGGCCTGGATTTATATGACGCCTCAAGCATCAGGACCATCGATTCATATGTCTGAACTCCCGGAATGGCGTAGGACACCACACCTGGCGATAGCGGCACCTGAACCGTTCGCTGCCACAAACGAGAACGCGCAAGGAAGTCAGAAATGACCCACCGCGACTCAAGGTCAACAACGTCGGGCGTGGCGCCAGTGAGGCGCACAATCGCCGCCTGCCGGATCATCTCAAGTATGCCGAGCGTATCGCTCATTGCTTGCCCCCAACCATAGCAAGCCCAAAAGCCTGCATGAGAAGAACCGCGCGACCATCTTGCGAGAACGTGTCTTCACGGAGATCAGACCGACCTACGACGTAATTCACGACCTGCGGGAAAAGCATGTCTGGAAGGGGTACATTGGTCCCCATAGACGCTGACGTGTAGACCGGAACCGCATCCCTGAAGGTCGCTAGAAACATATCAGGACGCAGCCTGCGAGCCTCAGAAAGCGCCTCTGAGACGTAGCCAGCGAGGGAGTCGTCTGAGTACCTGTAGGGCTGGCGAGTGTCTTGGAGGATATTCCGCGCCGCCTGCACTACGTTCCCAACTGTACGCGCCATCGTGAACCCCTCTATGGTGGTGGCCCGCCAAGCGACGGGCCACCATATTACCAGAACCCTACCAGATTAGGTAGGAGCGCCGGCAGCGGCGTCAGGCTTCGCGTACAACTGGCAGTAGGCGGTCGAGTCAATGACCTTGCGCCCATAGACCTGCAAGCCGCGCATCAAGTTGCCGAAGGTACGCTCGGAACGCATCACTTCCATTTCCGTCATCTGCGACGCAAACGTGAAGGCGTTCTTGTGACCGGCGAAGATGTACGTCGCGCCGTCAGTGTCGTTACCTGCCACACCATCCGTCACGGAAGTCGGCAACAGGTTGGAACTATACAGCGTGAAGCGGTCAATCATACCCAGGCGCCCGTTACGAGCGACGGACGCTCCATCGCCGGTCAGAGAGGCGTCACGCAAGTCAGAACGCTTCAGCAGCGACGATGCCCAGGCCGGGATCGTGACCCAACGACCGTTCTCAGGGATGTTCTGTTCATCAAGCACCTGACCCATGAGGATCAGATAATCAATGATGTTGTTACGGGAAAGGGTCACAGGCGTACCAGCAACACCAAGGCTGATGTTCTGAGAAAGGCGCCCGGCGCCGCTACCACGGTTGCGCGCGGTGGCGTTATTGACCAACTGCACGAGACAGTCCGTATCAATGACGATCTTCATTTGTTCAGAAGCGTCAGCCGACCACTGGTTCATTTGGTCAATGTCGCTCTGGACCTTCATCACATCATCAAGGTGCAGGTTGAAGTATTTGCCCTGGTCAATGAGCATATCAACGGTCGGCGCCGAGGGGCGGTCAACCAGAAGCTCCTGATTCGCCTCGTAATTGCGAATCGTAATGGTCGGGCGCTGACGCATGATGATCTTGTCACCATACTTTTTGATCTCGCCTTCGTAATCGGTGTTCGAGATTGCGGCGAGAACCGTCGCATCATAGAACTTCTCGATGAGCTTCGTGGACCAAATTTCAGGAATGAAATTGGTCGTATAAGCGGGGTTCGGGTTTGACCCGGAAAACGGCGTTGCCGCGATAGGGTAAGACATTCCTGTCTCCTACTGGCGAACCAATAGCCTATCGCGGCTATCGGCTCAGATGTTGAATGGGATCATGCGGGCTTCACTCTGCCTTCCTTCTGCGCTTCAGCGATGTCGCGCTCGATGCGGTCCTTTTCGTCAGGACGGCTCCGATACGCCCCACGCGAGACTTCGCGATAGAAGGCTTGGATTTCCGCAACTGTCCAGATTTTTGCCCCAGGCTTGGCCGGCTCCGGCGTCTGCGAGGGCGATGGCTTCCCAGGGGCGGCGAAGTCTTCCAGTGTCGGACCCGATGCCGGCTGTTGGGCGGTGGCCACTGAAGGCTCCGTACCAGAAGCCGGTGTCGGACCCGACACCTTTGTACTTTGCGACCCCCCCGCGCCCTGCTGGCTCAGGAACGCGGTAAAGATGCGCGCTGTATGCTCATCATTGAGGTTCTGAACCGCCGTGTCAAGGGCATTTCTACGCGGCAGGTTGTAAAGGGGGTCAATCTGGTCCAACCAGTCGTTGAACTCAGCCGACGTGTCCACCCTCGCCCAGTCTGGGACCGCCGTAGTAAGGCGCTCAACAAAGCGATCCTTGGCAGTCTGCGCGACCTGGGTTTTCGCGGTCCCGACATCCTTATTGAGAGACTCGATACGATTCGCGAGTCGAGCTTCGAGAGCAGCGAGGGATTTAACCACGTCGGGCATGATGAACCGCTTCGCAATCTCGAACAAATCCTCTCCATAGTTGGAGAGTTCATCCTTCGATGGAAGGGTGTATTCCGGCACCTGTTCTTGTTTTGGGGCTTCAGCGATCCGGTCGCGGAGAGACTCAAGCTCTGCTTCGAGTCGCGCCCTGGCGTCACGCTCACGCGGCAATTCGGCATCATAACGCCCCCGCCATGTCCGAAGGTCGTTTTCCACCTTGGCAAGCTGCTGGCGAAGCTGATCAACCTCGTTGGTGTTTGGCGGTGGCGGCGTGTCGTCAACGGGGGGCGCTACCTTTTCAGGTTCGGGCTGCATCCCTGCGCCCCCCGTATCCGTCGGAGCGGGAGCGGGAGTATCGCTTGCCTGCTCCGAACCCGCCCCATCAACACCCCCATTATTTGGGGCGGGAGCGGAAAGCCCACGAATCATCGCGTCCACTTCGGCGGCGCGCGTTTTGATCGCCTCTGGGATATTGGATTCACTCATCAATAGACTCCTTTTTGTTTCATAGCGACGCGGCGGTTATATTCCTCAATGCGCGCGTCGCAATCTTCCATCGCCTGCCGGAAATTCTGAACGGAAGCAAGCTGCCCAATCAACTTGAAGGTAGCATACGGGCAGTTGGAAGTCGCTGCTACTAAAGCAGCCAACCTCGATTCCATATCAATTACGCACTTTTTAAGTGCGTCGAAGTTGTGTTGTGAGCCCCGGCGAATCGCTTGAAATGCAGTTTCAAGCGCCACCGGGTTCGCGGGGGTGTCTTGCATGACGTCAGTACGCCTTGGGCATACGGTTGCGCACCTTCGGCACCGCGGCGCCGGTCGTCGTCACGCCGCCCATCGGGTTGCTCATGCTGGACCCGCCGCCCTTGGCGATACCCGGCAGTTTGCCTTTGGACACGACCTTGGAACCCTTGGACGCGCCCATCTTACCTTTACCACTCATACCCTTCATGTTGGACCTCACTGCGGGGCTTGGGATTGGAGGTTCACGCGCGGCCCCTGAATCGCGCTTGGACCTGTTTCTTCGCCGCCCGTTTGGTTTCCTTGGGCTTGCGCTGCGGTTTCATCCTGCGGGGTTCCCGGCGCCTGCGGCGGCATGGTTTGTGCCATAGCGGCAGCTTGGGCCATTTTTTCGCGCTGGATAAGTTCTTCATCACTTGGGACGATTGACTGCCCGTCAAGACCAAGCGTGCTGGTGACGGCCCGTAGAACCGCTCCGCGACCACGAGTACCGAGAATCTGCGTGTCAATCGGATTTGCTGTAGCCTGAAGAAACTCAAGCTGGCGCTGACGCTCGGTTTCGCGCTGAATAGCAACTGTGACTCCTTTGACAACGATTCGCTCATCACCTTTGAGCCGCCCTGTCGTGTCCGTCAACATCACGATGTCATATAGATACTGAAGCAACGGCTCAAAGATGTCTATATCAACATTGCTCGCTACCGTCTGAAGCATCTTACTCGCGTTGCCCATGAGCATCGCAAGGCCAGACGCGGTACGTCCCGCCCCACCCATACGCTCTGAGCCAGTGATATAGCGAGGAATGGCGCTCGTCTCGTCTGCGATCTGGGTGAACTTCTCATAGACACCGAGAAGCTGCTGCGCGTTCGACGCCGGCTGGAAGAAAGAAACGGGCGTGCTGTTCACAGGCATGCCAGGACGAGTATTGAACCGCCAGACCCGCCACGGGAACAACTGCGACGTGTCCTCACCAGCGGAGATGAGGTCTTCGTTGATGGCTACCTGTGGGCCAGACGCCATGCTCATGTTGTTCACGAGGGCGCGCAGCGCTGCGTTGCACACATCCTGAATGTCGCCAAGCACATCCGGCAGGGAGTTCCCCACCATTGTACCGGGAACCTTGTTGTAGCTCGTGATGTAGATGGGAGGGCGCTCGCGCGGTGACGGGGACAGCATCGCTTTGATGACGTAATTGCCGATCATGTATAGCTGGACAGAATAATCCCGCGTCTCGTCAGGGACATCCTTTTCACTCATACCAAACTGACGGAGCAGGCTTCCGCGTACAGACCCAAAGAATGTCAAGCAGTCGAACATCCCACTCTCGTTAAGATGCGGGTTTTCCCGACTCTCCTGCTGCGCGCGAGTCGAATCTGTTCCATCCGGCGATTCAACGTACCCGTTCTGGTATTCGTCCAGAATCTTGCGGATATTGTCTTCGTTGAACCCTTTGACGCCCAAAAGCGCGTTGATTTCTGAACGTGATTTCCGCTGCCGGTAAACAAAATCCGCCGATTCGACGGTTGACGCCCCAGGCGACCACCAAACATCGAATGGAGACGCCCTGTGCCAATACATGCGCGACGACGTAACTTTTTCCACCTTCATCTTACCGTCAGGCCCACGCACCCACTTGATAGATGGCGTCATGTGGACGGTCGGCCCAATGATGCAGGCAAACGGGAACATGGATAGGTCCATAAGCACGTCAGAAAGCGCTTTGTAGAACCCACCCTCTACAAGTAGATCGTCGAGGTAACGCATCGCCTCTTTTGCTTCGTCAATAGCCTTCTTGCGAACTGACTGCTCAAGCGCTGTTTCAAGCGCCGTGCGGCGGGCGACGACTTCTTCTTCAGATGGAGAGGCAAGCGGCTGACCAGTCTCCATATCTGGAAGGCCGGTCTGCGCTGCGATTGATGCGGTGGCCAGTTCCGCGGCGATCAGGTTATCAACCGACGCGCGCATGTCGTCAGGGACAGTTGGGTTCGGTGTCGGCTCGATTGACCATGGCCGCTGGTCGGCACCGAGGTAGATGTCTCGCAGCAAAGCGGTAGCGCCGCGACACTTAGCGGCGACGATGCGGGCGTAAACTTCAGACCCGCCGAACATTTTAATGCGCGCGAGTTTTTCAGGTTCGTACTCACCGTTGAACATTCGCAATGCTTCGAGCATACGTGATGTCCAGCCCTGCGAACCATCACGATGGCGCTTCATAATGTCAAACTGCCTTCGGATATACATGGCGAGTTCGTCATACGCCGGCTGCAACTTCAACTCCCGGGCCATCCGCGCCTTCTCCTCGCGGTCGCGGTCCATCGCGTTCAATTCCGCGGGGCTCTTTACATTCAAAAGCCCCCCTCTATTTGGGACCATAGCGGTTTGGACCGGCGCTGCGATGGGCGGGCCTTGAGTAGCTTCAAGAATTGAGTTGCTCATCGTGTTGTTGCCTTCATATAAGAAAGTCGCCAAGTTAAGGGCGCGGCTAGACCCCCTGGCAGGAGCAATATAATGGCACAGACTGACATGGAACTACAAGTACCGGCCCTTCTTGACCCAAGTTTAGCGTCCATGGCGCGTGAACTGGCCCAAGATATACGCCTTCCTGACGACATTCTCAAGGATTATGGATTCACTGGAACCACCGATCCGAGGTGGATTTTCCTCGAAAAAAGTGCCGATTTCAGGCGTTTATTGGCCGAATCAGTCAAAGAATGGAACGCTGCGGACTCTACAAGGCGGCGAGTCCAGTTGAAGTCCCTCGTCAGTCTTGAAATGACGCTGCCGAACCTGCACTCGCTTATCAACAACCCTCAGACGGGGGCGGCTGTGCGAATTGACGGGGCCAAGCTCCTTCAGTCAATCGCCGGACTCGGTGGTCCTACTCGAATCAACGAGGGGGAGAGCGGTGGTGGCGTGTCCATCAACATCAATTTCGGCGGTCATAGCGTGAGCGTACAAAAGGCCCCGATTATCGAGGGTAGCGCAGAGGAAGCGAGTGATGAGTGAAGACACCCCCAAATTCGAACGGAAGATTATCCACCTTCCAGGGACGAAACTTACCCCCGAAGTGGTGCTTCACCGCACGCTTACCAAACTGCCGCACATCAAGGCTGTCACTATAATCATTCAATGGGATGATGACTCTTACGCTGTTGACTGGTCTAGTATGCGAGTCTCCGAGCTTTCTCTTGCTTCAATGACGCTCGAAAACACGGCGCGTAAGGAGTTCTTCAAGGATGAGTAAACAGAAGACCAGCATCGTCGGCAACGAGATCAGCTACAACGCGCCGGCCACCGTCTCGTCCTTCATGGAGAGCGAGGCGTTCGTTCGCTTCATTCTCGGCCCCGTGGGCTCTGGTAAGACGACTGGCTGCTTGTTCGAGTCCCTTCGCCGTGCATGCGAGCAGCAGCCAGGGCCAGACGGCATCAGGCGCACACGCGCGGTCATTGTGCGTAATACCCTCTCGCAGATGAAGCAGACCGTCCTCAAGGATGTGGAGACGTGGCTTGGCTCCATCGCCTACTTCAAGGCATCGGAAAACCTCATCCAAATCCGTGTGGGTGACGTGCATAGCGACTGGTACCTGATCCCACTCGACGACCCGGCGAACCAGCAGCGTCTTCTCTCGCTTCAGCTATCGTGGGCATGGATCAACGAGTTCATTGAAGTGGACCCTGATCTGATTCCCGCAATCGCCGGTCGCCTTGGCCGTTACCCATCAGCCGCGCAAGGTGGTCCCACATGGTTCGGCATCATTGGTGACAGTAATATGCCCAACGCTGGCTCACGCTGGCATGAGCTTCTCGATGTGAACAAACCCGAGGACTGGTCGGTGCATATCCAGCCGGGCGGCTTGAGCGAAGGCGCTGAGAACCTCAATTACCTCACCCAGACAAACGAGACTCTCAAGCTGCCGCTGAATCACCCAAAGCGGCTCGACCAAGGCCGGGAATACTACCGGCGACTGGCGCGGCAGCACGCGGGGAATTGGGTCAAGCGCTATGTGCATGCGCAATACGGCGACGACCCAGATGGAACGGCGGTGTTTCGCGAGAGCTTCAACCGCGATTTCCACGTCTCCAAGACGCCGCTTGAACCCTCAGACTCACTCCCAATCATCGTCGCTCAGGATTTCGGGCGCAACCCATGCGCGGTTATCCTTCAGCCGAACCACCGCGGTCAAGTGCTGGTCCTTGAGGAAATCGAAGCCCAGAATATGGGCCTCGAACTGCATGTGGCGCAGAACGTGCGCCCGCTCCTGAGCAAGCCGGAATACATCGGCAAGTCGGTCATTTTCGTTGGCGACCCGTCCGGTGTGGCTAAAAACTCAATCTCCGAATTGGACATGTTCGCCTATCTGGAATCCCAAGGATTCATCGCATACCCGGCGCCCACGAACGATATTGACCTACGAATCCAAGCTGTGGAATCCCTTCTGGCGCAGAATATCGGCGGCAGGCCCATGCTCCATATTGACGGTACGCGCTGCCCGCGTCTCGTGCAGGCACTTCACACCAAATACCTCTATGCCAAACGGAAAGACGGCGAGAACCGCTCCATACCTGAGAAAAAGCATCCCTGGTCCGACCTCGTTGACGCCCTGCAATACGGCGCTCTGTGCGTTCAGGGTGGGTTCCACCAAATGCTCAAACGCGACATCCGCCGACGTTTGGATGGGCAGGTGCGGGCTCGCGACCCTCAAATGCGTATTGATGCTAAGGGGTGGACGTAATTGGTGCCCCCAGGCGTTGGTACCACCTGGGGGCGTATCGCCAGGGCAGAACTGGCGACGGCCACGTTGCGAGACGCCGGCCTGTTCGGTATGTACTGCATGTTCGCGTTTGTGTCAACGCTTTGGTGCGCCCTGCTGGACTCGAACCAGCAACCCTCGATTTAGAAAATCGCTGCTCTATCCTGCTGAGCTAAAGGCGCTTGAAAAGCCCCGACGTAATAGCGGTTTTGCAGTCCACATCTTACGTCGGGGAAGTTTAGGGAGGAAACGTCAAGGTGGTTGGGGAACCAAACCACCTAGAGACTTTATGAGGGGCTAATCCCTCATGTCAAGCGGTTTTTGCGGCGCCGCCAACTTCAGCTTCTTCGCGCTCGGCCTACCCTTCTTTGTTTTAGATGTGGCCAAGGATTCAGCCAAGATATTCGGCTTCTCTACCCGCGCCTTCATACGCTCCATTGCTTTCGAGTTTGCTGGCGGCGTGGAAACGCGCCCGGCAAGTTTCGTCACCAGATCGCGCCCAAACAACAGGCCGTCAATGTTGGCCAGTCTGAAGGCTTCAGACATCGTTTTCGCAATGTCATAAATGCGCTTCTCCTGCTCCGTGCGCGGCGTCATGACGAGCGTTGACTGCTTGATCACGAACGAGCGATTCACATCGAGGCGCTGCGCGATTTCTTCCGTCGGCATGCCCTGCTCGGCAAGGAAGTGAATACAGAACGCGCGAATGACATAGAACGTCGGCGCGCAGCGAAGCTCTTTCGTGTCACTCTTGCGGGCGTCGCGCTTTGTCTTTGGTTTCACCTTCACCTTTGGTTTGTTCGCGTAGGTCGAACCACCCTTCGCTTTTGGTTTTGTCTTGGGATTCGCAGCAGTTTTACGAGTCATGGTCTTCTCCTGTTTGTTTCGGATGGAGCGCCTCTGCTTGGCGCAGTAGACTGTTGATTTCGTGAAGGGGTGCGAGTTTGTGCGCCTTCTCGTACTCGTTAAGGTATTGATCAAGCGCACGGCGGATATGGTCTTGTGTTGGCAGGCCGTCATAGGCCGTCACGCGCTCCAACCGAAGCATCTGCATCGGGGTAATCCTGATGGTGATTGGTTGGAGTTTTTCATCGAGTTTTCGTCGCGCCATCGTCATTCCTCTCGAATTGTCTGACGCGGGTTATCGCGTGTAATGGTGCAGTTGCGCAATACAATCGTTCCGTCGGGACGGACGAATAGATTGTCTGGAAGGCGCGTGTTGTCCAGTTCAACTTTCACGACGGTGGGCACGGCAGGGTTGATATATGGGTATTCAGCCATTGGGTTGATTCTCCGTTTGCATGTCGAGTCTTGGTTCGAGATCGCGAGGTTCGAGGTCGCGAGGTTCGAGTTCATGGAGTCGTTGGCGCAGTAAATAACCTTCGAGCATCCACACTTTCTTGCGCGCGTTGTCGCGGGCGATGCGCCGGCCAACATCGGCATCGAAGTTTTCTGGTGACGCTGAGGCGCTTTCTCCTGTCACGACGAAACCATTGCGCAGCTTCAGTACACACACAGTCAAAGTTGTGTTCGGAAACACGTAGCAATCCTCTCCGACAATTACCGAATCAATCATCTCGGGGGTAAGTCGTGGCGCGTTTTTGCCTTTGTCGGTCAGGATTTTTTCGATTTCATGTTCTTGGGACATCGGGGCTCCTTGGTGTTGGGGATAGGGGGTATATAGTATACTTTTTAGGGGGTTTCAAGGGTAAAAGTATACTTTTATTTTTGGTGTCGGGGGTATGTGGGGCTTACCTCCTGCCTCAAGGCCGGGCCTGGGGGCGTTGTCCAGATGGGGGTGGGGGTGGGTGGGGGCGCTGGCGCAAATCCGAAATCTGACGATTCCTTGTTTGTAGGGTCAACCTACTCGCTCTTTGAAAAGGGAATCAGATGAAGAAGTCAGGCGGAATATACTTCTGGCGTGTCGGTGGTATCGGCGGCTCATTCTATGTGACGCGCGAGGCACGTCCCAAGCTAGAGCGGGCAATGTCTGCATCGCTCAATGCTGGCTTGATCCTGGCAGCAGGCGCCATTGGCTATTATGGCACGATGGGCGCGTTGGCAGCGATTTACGGATAACAGGCGGGGCTTCGGCCCCGCTCCCTTCCCTCAGAAAAATGGAGCTATGGAAATGACTGCTACTTATGTTCTGGTTATCGAAGGCGTATGCACGCAAAAACACAAGGCCCTTTCGAGCGCACTTCGCGCTGCCGAAAAATCAAAAGGGCTTACATTGGCACACGTCAATATCGGAATCTCATCGAGGCGCGACGCTTATGAATATGACGGCGTTGTTGGGTTGAGCGCCTTCACTGACAGCATGAAACACCCCTCCCTTCTAGTTCTAGTGTTTGAGAAGGCCGATGGCGGTATTACGCATGGGCGCGTGATGTGGCGCAAATACAGCCCAGAGTGTATCCGCGAGGTACACTTAAAGCAGCGCCAAACATAACAGGCGGGGCTTCGGCCCCGCTCCCTTTCCTCGAACAATGGAGACGCAAACATGCGTGGTTTCACTGGTAGCCGAACCTACACCATAACCATTATGTTTGGTGAACAGACCGCCAAGTGTCGGCATTGGCGAACGAGTACGGCAGCGTCAACCGCTGCGTCTCACATCGAAGTTGAGACGAAAGACGACAAGCTGAAGCTCAAAGAGCTTGTCTCAAGTATCCGCAAGAAAGTCCCGTTCGCGACACGCTGGCGGGTCACAGATCGCCACGGAAACACGGCTCTATGTGAAGTGGTTTAACCGAAGGGGCTTCGGCCCCTTCCCAACCCTGGAAAGGCTTTCTCTATGTCGTTGTCTAATCGAATCGAAAACGGCGAAACGCTATCTGAACAAGAAGTGTTCTCGCTTACCTACAATGCGGTGATGCAGCAAGCGCAGCTATCCGCAGACGAAGATAAGTGTCTGCTTCACGCTCCCAACGGATCGCGCTGCGCGGTCGGTCAGTGGGTCAGCGATTCTAAATACTCTCCGAATCTTGAAGTAATGCCCGCCGCAATCGTGATTGAAGACTGCGCTCCGTCGCTTGTTCCACACATCAGACTGCTCCGAGAACTTCAGTCGGCGCATGATGATTCTTACTACAACGCGCAAGCTGACCTCGATACTTTCAAAATGCTGTTCACCACGCGGGCGCAAGACATCGCAACCGCCCGGCAGCTTGAGTTTACACCAGCGTAACGAGGGGGCTTCGGCCCCCTCCCTTTGACCGCGCGCAAGACGCGCTATCACACCCACCGCGCGAGGCTCCGGCGCATCACATGGCGCGTGACTCGCGCGAGTCCGCAAATCCGGAATCTGACGATTCCTTAAACGAGGGGTTCGCCCCGATGCTCTTTGACTCTTAAATAGGAAACGATTGCAGCGCGCCGCATGGTGTAGCGCGCTGATTCAACCCCGCGCGACGCCGCGACAAGGCGTCGCGCATATCGGAGACATGTAACATGGACTCTCAATATCTTTCCGCGCTTGAAACCTTAAATGCTCTCGCCGCGACCATTGGCCGCGAAGCATTGGAATCCACGCAAGCGCATGGTGCAAAGGAAAAGCGACTCGCTGAATCTCAAGCTGAATTGAGCGGCGAATCGCAAGCACTCAAGCGCGAATCTTCGGGCTTTGGCTCGCCGCGATTCGCGGGGCTTGCGCGAGTCGGCCAAGCCTATGCCACGTTCCTGATTCACGGGAAAGTGAACGATTTTGAAGGCGCGCAAGCGCGTGATGCGGCGGAAGCCGCGGCTCGCTCTTTTGTTGCGTCCTTCACGGCTCAAACCGATAAGAGCGCCAAAGGTGGGAAACATGCGGGATATACCACCACAATTCGCCTTGGTGATTCAGCCCAGACTCTTATTGCGGCGCTGAATCGTCGCGTGAAGTATTGGGAAAACGCGGCGGACTCATACAAAGCCGATTCCAATATGTCCCCCGCCGAAAAAGCGCGCATGATCGCCGAATCTGACCGCTTTACCAAGCTCGCCAAGCTCTGTCCTGCGGTTGAAGGCGGGAATCCCGATATTGACGGGAAGCGCGCGACTCATACTGGCCGCCCGTCAAAAACAGTTAATGGTATCGCGCTTCCCTACAAAGGCGCGACTAACCGTGACTCGCAACTTGCTGAAGCGAGTCGGCTTTACATGCAACACGGTGAAGCCTTTTTGCGTGATGACGTTCTCGACGCTTTTCTCGACAATGGTGGCAAGCACGAAAAAACTGTCACTATTGAAGGTGAGGCTGGCAAGGCGCTGGCGCTTGTGGAATTCCTGCAAGCAAATGGTGGAAGCCGTTCCCAAGACTCAGCTTTCCTGCAAATGGCGCAAATGGTGCTGACTCGCATCACGCGCGAAGGCTTCAAGGACTCGGTCGCGGCGGCATTTGATGCTGGCGCAGTGACTCCCCAGGTTGAAGCCGAATCCGAACCCGACGCCCCAGGCGTTGCGTTTGGCGCCCCTGTGGCGACCGCTGAAGCCCCTACCCCTTCCGGCAAGGGTAGGAAGCGCGGCGGGTCTCTCTAAGCCTCTGGCGGGCGCCTTGCGGCGCCCG